AAGTTAAGGATAAGAAAGGAAAAGGTAGTGGAACAAAAGATGCTTGCTATCATAAAGTCAAGTCAAGATATTCAGTTTGGCCAAGTGCATATGCATCAGGAGCATTAGTTAAGTGTCGTAAGGTAGGTGCTGCAAACTGGGGTAACAGTCGCAAAGAAGAAGTTGAATATGAAGCAAAAGTTTATAAGACACCACATCATCGTTGGAGAGATGAGTTAGAAGAGCATCATCAAAAAGATAAAGATGGAAATCCAATAACTCATGAGGGTGGATCTGTTCCATTTAGTGGTAAAGGTGATAGAGAAGGAAATCCAATAGAAGAGTCTAAGAGTAATTGGAGACAAGAACTTGATGAAAAGTGTTGGAAAGGTTATGAAAAGAAAGGAATGAAAACAATGTTTGGTAAGAGGTATCCAAACTGCGTAAAAAAGACTAAGAAGGAGGAGTTAGAGGTCGAAGCTTCTTCTTTAGATGAAAAAAAGAAATATAATCCTAATGCAAAAAAAGAGGATACATTTGACAAAGGAGTGGATAAACAATTAGGAATTATACCTCTTAAAAAAATCAAAAAAGAAGTAAAAAAAATTGATGAGAAACTAGTCCACGGAGCTTTTGGTAATTACATCAAAGGTCAAAAATTACCAAAGAATACTGAGAAAAAATATAAGGAACCTCCTTATAAAGATCTTGCAGCGTCTAATGAAATTGATGGTGAATTAACTGAAAAAACAATGACATCTGCTCAGAAAAGAAAGGATACAATGTTGAAGAAAAAATATGATGATTCTGATATGAAGAAGAATATGATTGCTCAATATGGTAAAGAAGAGGGAACAAAAATCTACTTTGCAAAAATTCGTAAAGAAGCAATGAAAGAGGAGTTGAATAAAGATGATAAACCATTTGTAAAAAAATTAGTTGGTAAATTAAGAAAGGGTTCTAAGACACACGCAAAACAAGCAGATGATTTAGAAAAGGCAATGAATGAGGACATTACTGATGAGGCATTAACAATTCAAGATTGGAATGTTGATGAAATAAAGTATACTGAGATTGAAGCAGTAGACATCATCAAACCAGAGCCACTTAAACCATCACCATCTAATTGGAGAGAAGATTTAGGTGAAGATTGGCAGAGTGTCAACCGTAAGGATAAGACTGATGGTATGAGTAAAAAAGCAGTTAAAGCATATCGTAAAGAAAATCCTGGTTCTAAGTTAAAGACTGCTGTAACAAAAGATCCTAAAAAACTAAAGAAGGGTTCTAAATCTGCAAAGAGAAGATTATCATTCTGTAGAAGAATGAAGGGTATGAAGAAGAAATTAACTTCTGCAAAAACAAGTAGAGATCCAGATTCAAGAATAAATAAGGCATTACGTCGCTGGAATTGCTAGTATATTATTATGAGTGAAGTTTATCTTGGTAATCCTAATCTAAAAAAAGCAAATACACCGATTGAATTTACGAAAGAGAATATTCAAGAATTCTTGAAGTGTAAAGATGATCCTGTCTATTTTGCGAACAACTATATAAAAATTGTATCACTGGATGAGGGTTTAGTTCCTTTTAGGCAATATCCTTTTCAGAAAAAATTAATTCAGAACTTTCATGAGAACCGTTTCAATATATGCAAGATGCCTCGGCAGACTGGTAAATCGACAACGGTTGTATCATACCTTTTACATTATGCAATATTTAATGATAATGTTAATATTGCTATATTGGCAAACAAGGCATCTACAGCCCGTGATTTATTAGGTAGATTACAACTTGCATATGAAAATTTACCAAGATGGATGCAACAAGGTATTATATCTTGGAATAAAGGTTCATTAGAAATTGAGAATGGGTCAAAAATATCTGCTAACTCTACATCATCATCTGCTGTTCGAGGTGGATCATACAACGTAATATTCCTTGATGAGTTTGCGTTTATTCCAAATCATATCGCAGATGATTTCTTTGCGTCTGTATATCCTACTATTTCATCTGGTCAAAAAACAAAGGTTATAATTGTATCTACACCACGAGGTATGAATCACTTCTATCGTATGTGGCATGATGCAGAAAGACAGAAAAACGAATATGTACCAACAGAAGTTCACTGGTCTGAAGTACCAGGTCGTGATGAAGCATGGAGAGAACAAACGATTTCTAACACATCTGAACAGCAGTTTAAGGTTGAGTTTGAGTGTGAGTTTCTAGGTTCTGTCAATACACTTATAAATCCAGCAAAGTTAAAAACACTTGTATATGAAGACCCAATTCAACGAAATGCAGGTCTTGATATTTACGAAGTACCAAGGAAAGACCATAATTATTTAATTACAGTCGATGTTGCTCGTGGTTTAGGAAATGATTATTCCGCTTTTCTCGTATTTGATATAACTGAGTTTCCTTACAAAGTCGTAGGTAAGTATCGGAATAATGAAATCAAACCAATGTTATTTCCAAATGTCATCTTTGATATCGCAAACGCATATAACAAAGCATTTATTTTAGTTGAAGTAAATGATATTGGAGATCAAGTTGCAAGTATTTTAAATTATGACTTAGAATATGAAAATTTATTAATGTGTTCACAAAGAGGTCGTAATGGTCAGGTAGTTGGTGCTGGTTTCAGTGGTAAAAGATCGCAGTTAGGTGTAAGAACTACAGCAGCAGTCAAGAAGTTAGGTTGTTCCAACTTGAAAACTATGCTAGAAGATGATAAGATATTGGTGGTTGATTACGACATCATATCCGAACTTACAACTTTTGCACAAAAACATAATTCATTTGAGGCAGAAGATGGTTGTAATGATGACTTGGCAATGTGTCTTGTCATATTCTCATGGTTAGTAGCACAGGATTATTTTAAGGAAATGACTGATAATGATGTGCGAAAGAGAATATATGAAGAACAAAAGAATCAAATCGAACAGGATATGGCACCGTTTGGTTTTATATCTGATGGTTTTGATGAAGACACATTTGTTGACAAAGATGGAGATTTATGGAAAACTGATGAGTATGGAGACCGTTCTTACATGTGGGATTATTACTAATGGTTAGTTTATTATTAACAGCGTCAAGTTTTTTCAATTTTATTTTTTACATATATGCAATTGGTTTTGTAGTTGCACTTGTACTAGAACAGGTTGTCAGAAAAGGTGGTAATGAAAGAGATATCTATATTGTAGAATACAATCGAAAGTATCTATGGAGAAATACATGGATTATAAATCTTTTCTGGTTTTTAACTAATATAGGATTGTTTGTTGTAGCGAGAAATATGCAAACACCTGTAGATAATTTCTGGAATGGAATTTGATGAGCAGTTAGAGCTTGGTCATTTTACACTCTCAGAAAGAAAGTGTAGAGTATGCGGTGTGATGAAAGATTTGATTGATGGATATTATCTGATAAGAAAGAATAAAAATATTAAATCATCATATTCCTATGAGTGTAAGGAATGTACAATTAAAAGAGTAAAGAGTAAAAAGAAATCAAAGATAAAGGATTGGGAGTATCCAGATTGGTAGTTCATGCATTGTTTCCCCAGTGAAATAATGGTAAACAATAAATAATTCCAGAAAAATATCCTGAGATTCGGAGAAACGAATATGGCTTTAAATTTAGCCTCTCCTGGTATCCAAGTAAGAGAAGTTGACCTTACCATTGGTAGAGTAGACGCTACAAGCGGCTCTATTGGTGCAATAGTTGCTCCCTTTACCAAAGGTCCCGTGGAGGAAGCTCAACTCATTGAGAGTGAGGAGGATCTATTACAAACTTTCGGTCAACCATATTCGGTTGATAAACATTATGAATACTGGATGGTTGCTTCATCATACTTAGCATATGGTGGTACAATGCAGGTTATTCGTGCAGGTGACGATGGGTTAAAGAATGCATACGTAGGTATACTTACAACTGCACCTTTAATTAAGAGTGGAACTCATTATAACCAGTTAGGTTATGATGATAACGCTATAACTGGCATTACCTTTGCTGCAAAAACACCTGGTAGTTATGCTAACGGAATTAGAGTTTCTGTAATAGACGCAAAAGCAGACCAAGTATTAACATTTGGTGGTTCAATTGGAATATCAACAGTTGGTGTCGGAATAACACAATCTGCTGAAGGTAGAGTTGTTGCTGGTGCTGGTGGAACAAGTGTTCTTGATGGTTACATTAAAGGAATTGTTACTGGAGTTAGTGGTTCTACTGCAGAAGTAAAAGTATTACAACATGTTTCTGCTGCTGGAACTGTTACAAACGTGGATTATGCACAAGGTGGTGTATATAACTTCTTAACAACTAAAACTGTTTCGATAGGTGGAACCACAGGTAATGTAGCAGGTATGGCAAGTACTTCAATTACAGCTGCAACAGATTGGTTCGAGTCACAAAACATCGAATTAACAACTAAAGATGCTAATGGTAATAACATCAAATTAGAATGGGATTCATTAGCAGATAAACCTGGTACATCATCATACGCTGCTTCTAGAGGTGGTAGATTTGATGAAGTTCACGTTGTTGTCATAGATGACAAGGGTGAAATTACAGGTAACGCTGGAACAGTTCTTGAGAAGCATTTAAGTTTATCAAAAGCAAAAGATGCAGAATATTCAGTTGGTTCAACTGCATATTGGAGAAAATATCTTGCAACTAATTCACAGTACATCTACGGTGGTAGTGCTCCTGCTGGAATCACAACAAGTGGATTTGTTGGTGGTTCATCAACCACATTCGGTAATTTAGATACTGATGGTGGATGGGATCAAGATGCAGATGGAGTCAACTTCGGACTTTCTGGAGTATTCACTGGTTCACTTGGCGGTGGTACAAACTATGGTGGAAAAACAGATTATACAACATCTGGTGCTCTTAATTCAGGAATTGATGACCTAATCACAGGTTACGAACTATTCACAAACACTGAAGAGATTGAAGTAGACTTCATTCTTATGGGTGCTGCTCACCACGTAAAAGAACAGTCACAGGCAGTTGCAGAAAAAGTAATTCAAGTTGCTGAAGTTAGAAAAGATGCAGTTGCATTTGTTTCACCTTATCGTCAAGCATTCTTGAATGATAGTTCAGTTGGTTCTGTAACAGTTAACAATATAGATACAATCACCAATAACGTGGTTGATTTCTTTGGTCCAATTACATCAACAACATTTGGTGTATTTGATAGTGGTTACAAATACATGTTTGACCGCTTTAATAATACTTTCAGATATGTACCATTAAATGGTGACATCGCTGGAACTTGTGCAAGAACTGATATCGAACAGTTCCCTTGGTTCTCACCTGCAGGTACAGCAAGAGGATCAATTCTAAATTCTGTAAAACTTATCTACAATCCAGGTAAGAAACAGAGAGACATTCTATATTCTAATAGAATTAACCCTGTAATTCAATCACCTGGTGCTGGTATTATTCTCTTCGGAGATAAGACTGGATTTGGTAAGTCATCAGCATTTGACCGTATCAACGTTCGTAGATTGTTCATTTTCTTAGAAGATGCTATATCAGCAGCGGCTAAGGATCAACTCTTTGAGTTCAACGATGAACTAACAAGAACAAACTTCG